AAAATAAGGAGAATTAGAACATGGGCAAATTAACAGTAGTGCAGGACATTATCCGGTGGTACCGTCCTGCGGAGAAACATCCGGCGCCGGATCTGATTGTCGTCGCCACGATCTCCGGCAAAGCCAACGGAATCAAATTTGATCATACACTGGCCACGCTTATGTGGTCCGAAGAGTGCGGATGGTATTCCCCGGACTGGGATTATGAATACTTGATTGTACACGCGTGGTGTTAGCAATACCTGGTATCGTTTATATCAAGGGCACTGGGAAGAAGTAACAGAAGCAGAATGCAGTGTAACAGCCTGGCAGGATTTTCCAGATCCGTATAATTCAGAAAGTGAGGAACAAATGAACCCAGCAGAAAGTGAGGAAGAAGGATGACGAATGAAGAAGCCATAAATATATTAAATAGCCTAAAGCAATATTACAACGATAAAAACGAGGATAGTTATGTGGGTTTTGATAGTGTTGATAATAAAGCACTTGATATGGCTATCAAGGCATTGGAACAACAACCATGTGAGGATGTACTTGAAAAGATAAAGACAGAGATAAGCAGATATGAGCTTGATTGCAGATTTGCGGATTATTCCCAAACCGATGAATGTACTATATGTAACAAAAATGTATTTGGAAGTATTTACAAGATTATCGACAAGTACAAGGCAGAAAGTGAGGAATAAACATGGACGCAAAAGAGCTAACAGTCCGCTTCCTGGATCTGTCCAGAAGGGTCCAGGAGCTTGAGAAAACAGTTGAATATCTGACAAATGACAATAACAGGTTGAATGTCAACGTTTCAGATCTAAGCATCGACGTGAAGATGATCCAGGACGATATTGACAGAAGGAAGGGATACAAATGAAAAGATGTAAATATTTCAATGATGATTTTCGTTGCTACGCTGAAAAGGACGCCCCGCTAACGCTCTGCGAAGGCGACCCGACTGAATGCAGCGCACTGATAAAAGCCAAGTTTGATCCAAAAGACAAAATGGTACAATATAAAAAGGACCTGCACGTTGCACTTCGGGACCGGTTCCGCGGATATGTCGAGATATATCTATTAGACGATGATATCAGGGTTGATTTTTATTACGGTGGTGATATTAACTACAGCCACATTGAACGCGGTATGAACTTAAAAGCTGATATATTGGACCCTGAAGCGCTGGCAGACAAAGTAATTTATACATATAAAAGGGTTCTTATGTCAAGATATTTCAAGAAATGATTGTATTTTAGGAACATAGCTGTTACAATTAAAGGTGTAATTGCTTGACCTTAAAGACGTTTGTAACCTCTTAAGGAAGCAGTGGACGGCTTCCAGGCGGATCACCCAGACCGCCGGCCGGTTCAACTCCGGCACTGCTACTCTATCCCATTCGGGAAATATTATAGAAAGGGGGTTAAATTTATGCCACGTAAACCGATGGTCACGCGTACAATGACGGTAAGCGATTTTGACGTACTGATGACAGACGTTGCTGCTGGTGACACTTACCATGAAAAGATTACGCTGCCACGGACCTACAAAGACGACGTTGCAGCTCTGAAAGCGGTCAGAAAATACCTGGAAACGGATCAGCTGAAGCCGACAAGCATCTGTAACACTTCCGTTGTATCCAGACAATACGGAATGACAGAAAAGGAATTCATTGACGCCGCTGCTGTTCTGTCCGGCCAGGATCCTGAACCGGAAGAAGCTGAAGACGACACACCAGAACCAACACCAGCACCGAAACAGAAACAGAAAAACATAAAGAAAAAGAAAATCAGAAAGAAAAGGAGATAACAACCATGATTACTATTTTAGCAAAGTCAAGAGAATTCACAAAGGTAGAAGAATATTTAATGACAATAGCCCCATCAATAAAGAGCTTAAAGGACGTAGAAGACAACACAGTTATTCCCGTTGCGGGCACTCTTAATTTTCTGGATACAAAGGAAGACACCAACGAAGAAGTTGAAGTTCTTTCCATAATCACACCGGACAAGCAGGTTTATTCCTGTCAGTCCAAGACATTCAAGCGTTCACTTTATGACATACAGTCGATTATGGGTGATCAGCCGTTTTCGATTATCAAGATATCCGGCAAGACAAACGCAGGACGTGATTATATCAACTGTATCCTGGACGTAAGCAGCGTCGAATAACTCTGTATAACATAAATAGAAGGCGCCTGCAGCAGAACCGTTGTGGGCGCCTTTTGTGACTTATGGAGGGTTAACAAATGGCGAAGAAAAGCAAGAAGGAAAGGAAAGAAAAGAAGCGATTACAAATGAAGGAACGTGCTGCAAAACGTGAAAAGCAGCGCGAAGCATCAAAACCAAAAGTTAAAAAGGCAGAAGCTGAACCGGAACCCCTGCCCCGGCAGCCGAAACCGTTAAAGCTGACAGGCAAGCAGATCCAGGCGACTGTCCTGAAAAGAAAAAGGCAGGTAGAAGCAAGACCTAAGCCAGTAAAGCGAAGCGAAGAACCACTTAACATATCACTGAAGCAGCTTAAAAAAGGAATACAGGCGCGTAAAAAGCAGATGCAGGAAGCTGAAAGGAAGTCACCTGCAACGACGGAAGCACCCGAATATACACCAACACCGGAGAAGCAGAACTTAATAGACAAGGCTGCAGAAGAACGTATCCCGCTGCTGCCGGGCGACATGGTCAAGATTCCGCCAGACAGCGTGATGGATGACACAAACTTCTTTAGTGACGCTGTTATACGCGGATTCGAAAATATTATCAAACAGTTCCCGAAAAATGCAGAACCAATACTTCAGGAATGGCTTGACGAAATGATAGCCAGGAACGGAAAAGACGACGTGGCTACAATGCTGCAGCAGGGCGCTGAAGATGGTCATGTGGTTAACAGGGAAATAGCTTACGACAGCGAAAAGTTAGCCACTTACATGGCTGATATGATGGACTATCTGCAAGAGATGACTGACTGGGCAAAAGCTGAAGTTCTGGAAAGTTTCGAAACCTGGGACTTTTTCGTTTAATATCTGGGTGGTGATTAAATGAGAGGTAATTATAAAACGTATGTATGCGACTTTGAAACAACCGTATACGCAGGACAGCAATACACGGAAGTCTGGGCGGCTGCATGTGTCGAAATGTACACCGAAGACGTTCATATATTTCATTCTATAGGCGATCAGCTTGAATTTTTCGCTGATCAGAATTGTAACATAGTAGCATATTATCATAATTTAAAATTTGATGGATCCTTCTGGATTGATTATCTGCTAAGGGTCCGGAAGTTACGACAGGCCTGTGAAAAGCACGGCAACGGAATGAGCAACGTCAAATGGAACAAAAATAGTCGGATGCCATATAATAGTTTCAAGTATTCGATTTCAGACCGCGGGCTGTGGTACACTATCACGATAAAATATAAAGGTAAAATAATCGAACTGCGTGACAGCTTGAAGCTGCTGCCCTTCTCTGTTAAAAGGATTGGAAAGGCATTTAAAACAAAACATCAGAAACTCGAAATGGAATACGAGGGCTATAGATACACGGGTTGTGTGATCACAGATGAAGAGCAGGAATATATTGCTAATGACGTGCTTGTTATAAAGGAAGCGCTTGAAATAATGTACGACCAGGGACACAGTAAACTGACGATAGGGGCCTGCTGTCTTGATGAATATAAAAACATCTGTCAGAAAAGCATGAAGTTTGAGTTAAGATATGAAGAAATGTTCCCGGATCTGTATGAAAAATCAATTGACGAAAAATACGGAGCGCTTACAGCCGGTGAATATATCCGGAAATCATACCGGGGCGGGTGGTGTTACGTTGTCCGTGGTAAAGAGTTAAAACTATACGGAAACGGAACCACGGCCGACGTTAACAGCCTTTACCCGTCGATGATGTCAAGCGAGTCCGGAAACCGCTACCCTATAGGTTATCCGCGCTTCTGGTCCGGTAATATGATCCCGGATGAAGCACTTTTTCCAAACCGCTTCTTTTTTATCCGGATCAAGACGCGATTTTATCTGAAACCTGGGAAGCTGCCGTTTATCCAGATCAAAAACAACCTATTATATAAGGGCAACGAATGCCTTGAAAGCTCCGACGTTTACGACGCTAAAACCGGAAAATATTATACGCACTATGTGGACAGCCAGGGCGAACTGCACGACACACGTGTCGAACTTACCATGACAATGACAGATTACAGACTTTTCCTTGATCAATATGAGTTAGTTGATTTTGAGATCCTGGACGGCTGCTGGTTTCATTCACTCCGCGGGATATTTGACGAATATATTGACAAGTACAAGAAGATAAAACAGGAGTCAACCGGAGCGCTTCGGGAACTGGCCAAACTGTTCCTGAATAACTTATATGGAAAAATGGCAAGTTCAACTGACAGCTCTTTTAAATTTGCGTTTATAAAAGACGATAACAGCATAGGCTTTTATCCTGTTCTGGAGCATGACAAGAAGCCCGGATATATTCCGGTGGGATCTGCAATCACAAGCTACGCGCGTAACTTTACAATCAGAGCTGCACAGGCAAATTATTACGGGGTTGATAAGCCGGGGTTTATTTATGCAGACACTGACAGCATTCACTGCGACCTGGCACCGGAAGACATAAAAGGTATAAAGGTTGACGAAAAAGAATTCTGCTGTTGGAAGCTCGAAAGCTGCTGGGACAAGGCCATATTTACAAGACAAAAGACATATATTGAACACGTGGTCATGGAAGATCTGCAGCCGATTGAAGAACCGTACGACAATGTAAAGTGTGCCGGGATGCCGGACACCTGCAAAAATCTGCTGATCAAGAGCTTTCAAGGTGATGCAGAATATGACGAAACTAAATACACAAAAGACGAATTAAAATTTTTATTTGATGACAACAAGCAGCCAATCAAAAGAACCTATTTTGATTTTCGTGAAGGTCTTCGGATTCCTGACAAGCTGATGCCAAAAAGGATCCCGGGCGGAACGCTGCTGGTCAACACAACTTATGAAATGAAATAAAAGCAAAAAGGCGTATAGAAATCAATCTATGCGCCTTTTCTATATCTATAACCAGAAGTTATAACAAGCGGGAAACAGTCACCGGAAACCACCAGGGCGTCATATTTTCAGACGTGTTTACCCCCGAAGGCCGTGCTATAACATAATGGCAGATACTCTAATATGACAGTGCTGAAAGAACAGCTTCTTTACAGCGAAGATCCTTAAAACGGAAACATCCGCGCTCGAAAAGATAGCGGAGATTTGCCAGAAAGAAATCATTTCGTTTAAGCATAACATAATTTATGTCATGGTCTTCAGTCGTGACGCTGATCCGCGTTGGGTGTGATCTGTCCGGCCGGTCGTCGCAGTACATGAAACCTGCTTCAGAAAATTCACGAACCCCGTATTCACTACCATTATATTTCAGTGTGCATATATAACGGGACTTCCCGACGGGCTTTTCAATAAATGTTTTACTGTCGTTCAGATAAACGGCTTGTGAAGAATAGGCCACATAATCATTCGTTGCAAAAGCTCTGTTGAACGCGCTGTCCTGCTGTGCTGCACTTGCAGATTCAACAAAACCCTGTTCCAGGACAAAACCGTCGCCACGTAAAAACCTTGTATCATCCCGGAGCCGGGAAGAAATACCCATCTGAACATAATATGGGTTTATTATTGAAACGGGGTTACTCATCATAATTACAGGCACGTAGCGGACTTGTTTACCGTGTCCCCTGGCCATCGAAGTGTGTATCGAAAGAAACTTCTTTATCTCATCACTGCAATAGTGATTAGTTTCGCTTTGAAACTCATCAAAAATCATTAAATCGACGTCACTGAACATATGACTGTATTTCTTTATCATGTCCGCGGAATTGATACTGACAGAATAACCGCAGCTTATATCATCAAGATATAATTCGTGGTAAATACCGTCAGCTTCGCGCTTCGATGTCATGGTATGTTCTGGAAAGAACAGCTCACCTATATCCTTGTAAAACTTGTCAACCACGTCGTTAACTTCGTAGTTATAACGATACAGCACACAGAATTTTTGACGCTTCTTAATAAAGCGGTTTACAGCCAGACGATTGAAAAAAGTCGTTTTTCCACCGGTACGGTTTGTCGTTACCATGTAGATCTCTGGCTTCCTGCCGTTTATATCCTGCATCGAAAGTAATTTAGTTCCGTCATAGTATTGTGTATTCATATGAACATTGTATCATTTATATTGTAGAAAATCAAATATCATGTTATAATATAAGTTAACATAATAGTTAGTCAAAACTAATAATTGTTAGGTGGTGAACGGTTTATGGGTGACATTGACAAGGCTTATACATGGGCAATTCAGACCTGCAACGCGGACGACGTCGGATATTCCCAGGACTACCGGAACCAGCAGACAATTAACGGTATAACTTATTATGACTGCAGCAGTTTTATCAACTATGCCCTAATTAACGCCGGGTTTACAACTGCAGGTTATGCCCCTGACCACAATGCGTTTACAACATACACAGAACCCGGCGTTTTGTTAGATCTGGGTTTCACGGAAGTCGATGCAACCGGGGAATATAAAGCCGGTGACATTGGGGTTGACCCGACTCACACGGAAATGTGTTACACCGGCGGAAACGGGTCCGGAATATTTATGGGCGCCCACACAGCGAACGCACAACTTGCGGACCAGGTTTCAATATCAAATTATACGCGCAGCTTCGCACGGCTTTTCAGATATGGGAACGGCGCCACGGGTTACGGTTACAGCCAGGAAGTAATAGCAGCGATCTGCGGGAACTTATGGACAGAGTCAAATATAAACCCAGGAATCTGGGAATCGCTGCAGGTCGGTAACTGGACAGATCTGAACCACGGTTACGGGCTTGGCCAGTGGACCAACACGGGCGGAGATACACACGGAAGACTTTACCAGTTAAAGGAATGGCTTGACGCGAACGGGTACAGCATCACAGACGGAAATGCGCAGCTTGATTATATTATCGAGGAAGACTACTGGATTTATAATTCAGATTATCCGGACTTTAACAACCTCACTGACTTTTTAACGTCAGACAGTACAGACCTGACTACATTAACCCACGCATGGAATTTGTGCTGGGAAGGCATCCATGACGCTTCCTGGGACACCAGAGTCACACAGGCCGGTATTGTTTTACAATATATAGCAGAACACGCCCAGGACTCAACAATCACTGACTGGATAGCTGTCAACAACTATCTTTCAACAGATGAGATCCTGAACAACGCTGTTATGTTATATCGTCACTTTTCCGCAGGTGGTGGCGGTGGTGGGACTCCATCACTACCAAAAAGCAAAATGCCCTGCTGGATGAAAATCAGATACTATTAAAAAGGAAGGAACTGCCATGGTAAGAAGCAAAGAAGAAATCCTAGAATCCTTAAAGGCCAGAATAGGCGAAGAACCTGACGACGACAGTATCAAGTTCCTGGAAGACGTCACAGACACATTCGCAGATTTTGAAGAAAAGGTCGCAGGATCTGAAGACTGGAAAGCAAAGTATGAAGAAAATGACAAGGAGTGGAGAAAGAAATATACAGACAGATTTTTCTCCGGTTCTGA